CGTCAGTATAAAGAGTGTAATCAAGCTCTGGATTACCATTAAATCTTTGATTTAAGTATTCGATGATAGCCCTGACGCCATAATATCCAACATTGAAGGTTTTACTCTTTACAAAATCTATTTGGCTCATGAAACTTCCTTCCATGCGCGTCTAAAGATACTGTATTCCTCCAGGGGGAACTTAGATACATCAATCTTTAGAAGCTGGAATGGATGATCCACTTTAAGTTGAGACATAACTAATGGTTGTCTAGTAACAGAACCGTATATTCCACTTGGAAGAACTTGATTAATTACATATCTATTCATTTGCTTATTGAGAGATATGACCATATCCAAGTCTTCTATGATGACTCTATTAGAAGTCCATCCGTTCAAGGCATTGTGTTCTGTAATACCGTATTCATTCTTATCCAACATCTTCGGTTTAATGTCAGTATTTATATATATCTTTTCTGGAAGGAAGAATCCGCCTTCATAAGTTGTCCCGTAACAATACGGGCACTTAGGTTTCATCGACTTTCGTTCAACCTTATCGTAACAATAATGGCATCTATCTCCAAATTTCCTTCGAGAGAAATGAAGGAATTCATTACCATTAAATCTTTGCAACATATACTTTTCTTCAACTTCTGATATATATTGCGTGAGGTAATTAGTGTCTTCTTCAAATAAACAAACCGGGTCAGACATAAATACCTGACCCGTTTTATTCTGAGCTACTACTCTATAATAGATTCGTTGATCAACCATACCTCGTTGAGTTTGTGAGTCTATATATCCAAAGGCGCTGATTGGTGGGTTGAATAATGATGACCATGGACCATTTGGAGATTCGGATATCTGAACTACATAATAGAAATCGGCTATTCGTTCGTTGGCTTCTTTATCTACCGTCCAATACAAAATGACGGCATCGTAAGCAGCATCTCGACATTCAAGCCTTATTTCCACTAGCTAGATCTCCAAGTTCGCGAACCAACTCTTCATCTAAATCATACCCGATCTTTGCAGTATGATTCTTGATGAATTCCATATCGCCTTTTAAAGCTGGGTAATACTTGGTGAAGATAAGATCCAGGCTGTTCAATTTATTGGCAGAATCAACCTCACCAATAAAGCTGGCATGAAAGCTTTCAAAGCCACCAATCTTATCGCGAATGATCCGGGCGGCGTAATCAAAGAACTTCCTATTCCTGAGAGCTGGAGGCAAATGCTTGAGATGAATAACCAAGGCGTTATCCATCGGCCTTATTACCGCCTCGAATAGAAAACATTTCATTTGAGCATGGAAAATATCCACGGCGGCACTTGTGCCAATGGGATCTTTTTCAATGAATTCCTCAACAGCCTTCCTATCTCTTTCCGGCATTTTCTTAAGGTTGGTTCCTGCATTTAAACGTATATCCGACAGCGACATCCTACACTCCTTGTTGAGACTTTTCCACGGGCTTTTTCTCATTTGAAGTAAAGTAAATCATAAGCTTGTAGAGATAAAAGAAATCCTTTTCATGGTGCTTGAAATCTTCGATAAAGCTAATGGTTATTTCCTTGTTCCACGAGCTTTCCATCAAGGTATCGAACTCTTTAAGATCCCTGGGAACGCGCAATATCTTACCGGAGAAAGCGAACTTCTTTTTCCTCTTCTCTTCTTCATTTATAAAGTCGATGTAGTGCATGATCACATATGGGTCTCCATTTGGATCATCGGCAATTTGAGTATTTATTTTTTGATATTTATGAGGGTTATTGGCTATTTTTTCCAATAACTCAACATACTCTTTTAATTCATCTTCAATCGCTAATTGAAGATACCTGGAGCACGACTTCCTTGTTGGTTCTTTTTCCATCACACGACCGCCTTATCTGGCCCCCTCCTGGGTGCCCGCTGTTCAGGCAACGGGGCAGAAGACCCCATCATCTGAGATGTCACTGCGTTGAACTGCTCGGGACTCTGTAGCTGGAGATTCCGCAACTCTGTGGCCCTTTCAGCCGGAGAAAGTGTATTGAGTTTATTGACGATTGCAGGAACTGTCATCGCAACAAAACCATCGGTGATGGGTGCCTGTATAGCAGTTCCCACTTGAGCTTGGCGCATCTGAGTGCCTGCCTGGATATCCACCTGACCTTCATTGGTGGTTTTGCTGACTTCCAGTGAAGTTCTGGCTGCTGTAAGCTGACGAGCGATAGCAATGCGCTTGACGTATTCAGCTTCATTTTCTGCTTGTTTAGCTTCAGCCTCAAGATTGACGCCATCAACAAAAGCCAGGGCGGTAGTTTCACTGATACGACCTTGCAATCCAAGCGTAGAGCGCAATTGAATTTGTTGGATATCATCCGCCATTTTAAATGGCTTCAATTTGATTTCCTTTGGAGCAGTTTTGTGCGACATCCTTGCAGCGTAATTCGTGTAGAACTTCAAGAAAGTGTTATGTTTATGAATGTAATAGAGGAAAAGATTCTCTAACATTCGTAAAGATATATTGCTTCCACTCCAAGTCATTCCACCGTAAATCAATTCCGGCGGGATGCCCATCTGCGTCAGAATGCGCCGATCCTGAAGCTCGATCTCTTCACGCAACGACATGGCCTTGCCCTGGCCGCCAAGCGCCTGATAGCCAATGGGGAATGGCACGATACCGAATTCACTGGGATCGTTCTGCTGGCGCTTGATCTGGGTGCTGATGATGTTGACCCAGTTCCCGCCGTCGACCACCCGGCGCGGTCTGCGGATAGAGGAACCGGTTTGGGATCATGTGATCGGCAGCGATCATCTCTTGAGCTTTTCGCAATACGAAAGACATGAAGATATCTTTCCATGCTGAGAAGAAGAAAGGTTTGCTCAATCCTTCCCATTCAGGCTCAGAGATACTTTCGTATGAGTAATGGAAAGTCAGCTCACTTGGGAGTTCGATAATCGGAGTTAGTTGATTCTTCTTACAAGCCAAAATGAAAGTATAGGGAACATTAGCAACCACAAATCTGTCGCCTTTCTCGATTCCCTTAGCATATTTGCGTTCAATCTTATAATAGATGCGCTTCTTGCCAGCAATGCCCAAATCTCTAATTTTGATATTAAGAATAGGCCATCTATGAATTTTTAGATTATCGATAAAATCATCACCTGTTAATAACTCATCTTTTACTTCCATTTCACCTTGATGTTTGCATTCCTTCTCCATGCATTTGCCATAGAATCTATAACCTTTATAGCTCCAATCAAACAACGTATCTTCCATGTTATCATGATTGATACAATGCTGGAGATAGCACTTGCATTTCTTGCAAACTAAATATCGCTTAAATGGGGGAACGATACTGCAAACGCAATTGCCAAACGTGTAAAAGTCTTTACCGTTCGATACTAAATCATTTTGAATGCATAGATCGTTATTCAATTTATTTTGCCAATAGTTTTGATCTGTTCCAATATCACCTGACGTAACGATAGGTGTAACTGGATAGCGGGCCATCGTATCGGTAATACGATCCAGCAAACCATGAGTTTCGCTTAATATGCCGCACCATTTAAAGATTTCGTTCAGCGTGTTTGGACGCTGAAAGTGCATCATATTAAAGAAGCGGATCGGGTAACTAAGCCAGGAACTCTTGACCGTCACCGCATTCGCTACAGATTTACCGGATGAGTAGGTCATATCATCAATCCAAATGCATCAGTTGATTAGTAAATCCGCGAATTCTTCTACCTGCATTTCTAGCTCGCATAACATTTACGTATGCTTTTTCTTCCACATCTTTAAGTTCATCCATAGGACTTAAAGCTTTCGGTTTCATCTCAGATTCACCAATCATCTTTGCTGCAAATCTGGTAATTTGAAAATTCATAATTACACCTCTTGAAGATACATTCCCACAGCTTCAACTTTTGAAGCTCAATTTGTTCTTCGTCAAGTGTAACGCCGTTCCCTAATATGTTCAAGGCATTTTGCGCAAAAGCCAATTGGGTGGGTAGCGTGTGCCAGCCCTCCTCAAAAGCTATATGCGCTATGTATTCAAGAACTTCACGGTTCCAAGTTCTTTTTGGGAATTCCTTATGGAGAAATTCAAATGCTTTACATAAATGTAAAACTGTTACAGGTTCAAACGACCAAACGTTTGGTTTAATTCCGTTAAGAACGTAAACCAATTTTTCGAAATACAGAACATTGTCCAATATTCTTGTATTGGCCTTGATTGCTTTTAAAGCAAAAATCTTCTCAAGCTCGATTTCGCTTAATTTACCATTACTGATAATGATAATTGATTCGTTATCCAAATCTTGCATCACGAACTCCTAAGCGTGATGATTGATTTTGCGAATGACGATCACACGGATACCGGGTTCCAGACCAGACAGGGCCTCCAGGGGGTTGGACTTGAGGGAGCCGAGAGTGGACTCGCTCAGCAGCTCACCCAACGAATCCCAGTCGAACCCCTGGAGGTGTTTGTGGGGAATGGTCTCACCGTCAACTTCAAAGTCGTCCGCATCCGGTTCCTTGCCCGTCAGGAGAGCGGTATAGGGATCGTCCAGGCCGTTATCGTAGTGAGCGTCCAGACCGGCATTACGATCAAAGATGGACAGCGCCCTGGCGATGCGCTCTGGGATATGGTTCTTGGCTTCGTTCTGCATACTCAAGAGAGTCTGCCGCTCCGGTGCCCCAAGCCGGAAGTGGCGCATGCGATCCCCAAAGGCGTGGTGGTAGTCATGGCGCAGATGGTCGCCCGAGTACCGGTGAACCACGTCGTGAAGGGAGTGCTGCCGGTTCAAGGCCTTGGCGTGGCGCGTCAACTCCTTGGCGCGGGCACGGCGCTCTTCCGGGGGAAGGCTCTTGTAGTTGTTCACGAATCGATTCAGCTCAACGGAAAGAGTGTGGAGCGCGTCCACCTCATCCTCATGG